GTATTACAAACAACTGTGCCGCTGGCATGTGGAGCAAAAGAATGGCAAAGCATCAGAATAAAAAAGAACAAAAAGAGATGGACAGGTACCTCAAAGAGAAATTTGAAGAAATTTCAAGGGGTCAGGAGTTATTCCCTGTCGAGTTAGACCGAGCGGCGTGGGAGGAAATACAATATTCTATAACACAGGCATTAAAAATAAAGGAAAAGAAATGAGCAAACTAAAAGTAATTGAACCGGCAATCGTAGAAAAATCAGGCAAGGTAGTCAAGGGCAAGCCATCTGACAGCCACGATAACATCATCAAGAAGGAAGGCAAGAAGGCCAAGGGCGCCAAGCATGAGTTTGTGCTATCTGATAAAGAGATTGCCGACCGAGCCAAAGCAGCCAAGGTGGCCAAGGCAGCCGGTGAGGTAAAGAACCCCGGCAAGAAGCTGCACAGCCACGAGCTGCGCAAAGGACTCGGACTAAAAAAATGAAAAAGCACCCACCATTTAAGGTAACGTTTGAAGAGGGCTGCTTTGACGAGCTCGAGGATGATTTGACAGAAGAAGAGATGGAAAAACTAGTCCGTGGAATTTTTGAACTGGCAGAAACCGGGGAAATTTTTGAACACGCCACACCGGTAAGCGAACTACCGGAGGACGAGCAGGCACAGATTATTGACATGCTATCACGTAAAAAACATACGAGGCACTAATGAAAAATTTTAAAAAAGTAGGTGAGTTTGATACAAAGGACATTGCAAAAGAGCTAGAGGTCACCAACTTTTGGAACTGGCTTAACATGCGTAAGGCGCCAGGTTTAAACCATAACGTCGTGGATGACATTGTGCTACGCTTTCAAAGAGTAGAGGGGCACTACACACTAATCAACTACTTTGACGGCATGGAGTGTGTAGACTACTTTCCACAGGGCTATCTTCGCAACACCATGAAGGCAGTCAACAATCAGTTTGGTTTGTCTAAGATTGGGCGCGTCGTTGTCGCCAAGCTAAGGCCGTTCTCCACCATCGCCCCGCACATTGACGAGGGTGAGTATACCAAGAACCACGATCGTTTTCATTTTGTGGTCACCACAAACCCCAACGTACGATTTGGTTGTGGTGATGAAGAGGCACACATGGCGGCCGGTGACATCTGGTGTTTTGACAACAAGACACAACACTACGTTACCAACGCAGGAAACACAGACAGGATCCACATCGTTGTGGACATCAGAAAATGAAAAAGAAAAAGTATAACTACTACAAGCTAAACGTCGGATTCTTTCCGGACATTGTTAAGTTATGTTTTGACGACAAGGTATTTCAACAAATCTTAAAGGATCACGATGTTACTCTCAAGGCTAGTGCGCTGGATTGCGGGATTGCGGAGACCCACCTCATCGGAGATGGAAAGGATGCTATCATTATTTTGGTTTTTGATATGTCTCTGGTTAACGATAACCTTTCTGAGCTGGTTGATACAATTACTCACGAAGTTAGTCATGCTGTGGATCATCTGGCCGAGCATATAGGTGAGAGTGATAACTTTGTAAACGAAACCCGCGCCTACCTATCAGGCCACTTAGCCGGACAGATCTTTAAGATCTGCATGCACGAGAAAGAAAAGTATGCTAGAAAAGCAAATAGAAAAATACTTGGTAAGGCGAGTAAAAGAAAACCAGGGCCTGACGTACAAGTGGATCAGCACAGTCTCGGGGGTGCCGGATCGGATAGTATTCCTAAACAACCAAGTGTACCTAGTGGAACTGAAAACATTGAGTGGGGTATTATCCCCGAGGCAGATCCTGGTGTTTGATGAACTAGGTGAGCAGGGCTTTCCGGTTCACGTACTAAGATCATACGAAGACATAGAGGAATTTATTAAGGGCGCTTTGGGGGAATAGTTTGCATTATTATATACAGAGAAGGCGAAAAGGTTTGCAAGCCCTGATTGTGCCGATACACAGTCTAGCCCCTCTACTATCCCCTACTTATCGGAGTATCAAATGAAACGACTCAATCCCAACACAGGTTTGCCTTTTAAACGCGGAGATGTCCGTGAAGACGGCGACGTATTTTATCAATACAGAAAAATAATAAAACCTTGGACAAATGGCTATTACGTTGAGTATTGGCTAAATCCTGAATCATTTAAAAAACACAACTTTACAGATCGATCCGGCGCAGAAAGAACGATTAAAAATGTTGCTGCAAGTCTATTAAAAGGCGCACAAGGAAGATGTCGTGGTTGCCCATCAAGAACTGCAGCAGGTAGGCCACCAACAAATGGAAAAATAACAATCACAAAACAGTGGATTTTAGATCGACTAGAAAAAGGTATTTGTGAGGCAACCGGCGAAAAACTAACCATTGAACCAAGACAAGCAAACACAGCATCTTTAGATAGAATAGACTCAAACAATCCGAACTATACTCCAGAAAATTGTAGGATAGTAACTTGGCAATTTAACAATATGAGAGGCGCCTACTCAGACGAAGAGTTTATTCGTGTAGCGAAACAACTTGAAATTACTAAAAAGAAATCAACTACACCAGTACCAGCTGGACATAATAGAGAAAGCCAAAACGATCCCCAACTTAGGGCTGTTCCTTTGCCCAGGTTTAGGCAAAACAGCGACGACTCTTACCATTATAGCCGAACAATTCCAGGGCAAGACACTGATCATAGCACCCAAGCGAGTAGCGGAGACAGTATGGGACACGGAGGTCAAGAAGTGGGAACATTTATCACATCTTACGACATCCAAAATAATGGGCTCCCCTGCGCAGAGAATATCCTCGCTGAACAAAGACGCAGACATCTACCTGATTAACCTTGAAAACATAGCCTGGCTCTGTGGCCTTTCAGACAAGTTAGTGTTCACTAACTTAGTAATAGATGAATCATCCAGGTTTAAGGACCCGAGCACCAAGCGATTTAAGGCCCTTAAGAAGCATTTAAAGGGCTTCTCACGGCGTTTAATCCTCACGGGTACACCTACCCCTCAGGGCATGCAAGATCTCTGGTCTCAGGTGGGTATATTGGATCTTGGAAGCCGTTTGGAGACATCACTTACCCGCTTTAGGGACAAGTACATGCTGCCCGATCAAATAAACAGGCATACCAGGGTGGTGTATAATTGGAAATTAAAGCTGGGAGCGGACATGCAGATCCAAGAAAAAATCTCAGACATCTGTTTTAGCCTAAAGTCCGACGACTACCTGCAACTGCCGGAGTGCACAAGCCTTTACCACAAGATTGAAATTGACAAAAACGTAAGGAGTAAGTATGACGAACTTAGAAAAGACATGGTCGTTGAAATCAAGAAAGAAAAGATCACAGCTCCGACTGCAGCGGCACTGGCGAACAAGCTCCTCCAGTTTACATCGGGAGCGGTCTATAACGAAGAAGGAGAGGCTCAAGAAATACACCGCTCTAAACTGGAACGCCTTGAGTCGATCGTGGAAGAATCTTCAAGTCCCACGCTTGTCTTCTATCATTTCAAGCATAGCCTCCAACGAATACGTCTTCAGTTCCCACAGGCGGTGGTGCTGGACGATGACAACATTGCGGCGTGGCGTCGTGGCGAGATTCGTATGCTGCTTGCCCACCCACAAAGCGGCGGCATCGGGATTAATCTACAGTGCAACGTTGGAGACACAGCACAGACGGTCTGGTTCGATCTGCCATGGAGCTCAGAAAACTACATCCAGGCGAATGCTCGGATCTACCGCCAAGGGCAAGAAAAACCGGTTATCATACATCATCTAACTTTGTCTAATAGTATTGACGAGCAGGTGGTCAAAGTATTGGACGGAAAAATAAATTTGCAGGATGCCCTGCTAGATGCCCTAAATTTTGCATTAATATAGCCATGAGAACAAAAACCAAACACAAGATCAACGCGACAGCACCAAGACTATCTGACGAGGACATTGACCCAATAGAAAAAGATGACTCTGCTGAGTCATATCCTCATCAGGTGGAGGGGTGGCTTCCCTGGGAGCCAGAAGATATATCAGACATTCGGAAGCTAATTGATGAGTTTTTACCCCCTAAGCAGCGATTTATTATAGAGGCATTTTTAGATGGTCTAAACTACAAAGATGTTGGTGTAACAGAAAAATATTGGCGCTACCACTTTGCTGGCGCCATTCAATTTATAAAAGGACAGCTGGGCGTATGAGTCACTTCATTGTAGAGCATAATTATAAGGGTAAGTATGTTATGGAAACGATTTGCGGTGTGGAAGATATTGATGTCAGCCGCTTTGAAGATTTATTGGGAGTCTGGGTGTGCGACAGCATGGAGGAGCTACAGACTATGGAAAATCAAATTAAGGAGTTAAGAGATGCACGATCCAGTAAATCATCCTAAGCACTACACAGAGCATCCCAGTGGCGTCGAGTGTATTCAGATTACTGAGCACATGGATTTTAATTTAGGTAACGCCCTTAAATATATTTGGCGGTGTGACTTAAAGAAGGACGCAGTAGAAGACCTACGAAAGGCGCAGTGGTATATCGGCAGGGAAATAGCCAAGCGCATTAAGATTAACGACGCAGTAGATCCGGAGTGTGGAAAATGATACTAGAACTAGATGATGATTTTGCAGATGAGATTACAAGATCCAACTTAGCACAAAGCTATGTCAACGTCTCAAGGATGATGAAAAATGGCAACAACTGGCACGAAGATGACGTTGCCTCATGGGAAAAACTATTGCCGGCACTAGAAATAGTTGGCGGCTGGTATAGTACAGATTTTAAGGCAGACATTAAAAAAGCAAAGAAGGTAAAAAATGAATCCAAAGATTGATTTAGAGTCCGCCATTATGCTGGCATGGCAGACCAGTGACGACCTCGAGCTACTATTTAAACACTACGGTGATCATCCAGTACCAATGACAGAGGACGAGGTCAGCAATGCGTTACTGGGTATCAAGACACTGCACGATATGCGATGTGAGGCGTTAATGGATACCTACTGCAGGAAGATGGAATTAAATCAGTACTGTACTGATCCAGAGAAGTTAGAAGCAAGAGAGTTTTTATTTGGAAAACAACCTAAGAAAGGAAGTAAAAAATGACAGAAGAAACTAAAGTAGTAGACAGCACCCTAGATAACGAGATTTTGACATTTCAATTTACAGTGGCGGCAATCAACGGCCTCCTGCAAATTTTAGGTCAGGCCCCGTTTATTGCCTCCGCAGGATTCATTAACGACATTCAGCGACAGGCTGGCCCCCAGGTGGATGAGTTAGTGGCAAAAAAGGAAACAAAAGATTAACCTCAAACAGCTACTGCGTAACGCAGGCATCAGCAACAACATCATCAAGGAGGTCGAGCGCAAGGCTAAACAGACCACCGAGCAGATGGAGCA